CCGTATACCACGCCTCGCCATTAAGAGCAGCACCAACTTTTGCCCTATATTCATAATGAGAGAAGTCAACTTCTGTATTTGCGTCCCATGCAAACTCTACAGATAATGACCATGAAGTAGAAGTCAAGTTCTGCGGATTGGTGGGATCGTCATTAGTAACAGTTAACGGCACTGAACCTTCAGATAAGACATTGTAAATATCACTACACCAAACATAGAAAATTAAATCGCCATATGGCCCAGTAGGATTATCCTCATTATTCATCCCAAAAGTATAGATAAAAGAATTGAGTTTAACATACTCAGTTCTCAAGAATACAGCACCATAGTAAACATCGACTCTATACTGACTATGTCTCGGATTCGTGACACCGGATGACATATCGTCCCATTCAATTTCACAGTCTAATCCGCTAAATACTGTACCTCCGCCTTTTACCTGTAAACCAGTAACGTCTGGTGGGGCATCAGGGTCAAGAGATAATATTACTGTATCAGTAACCCATTCTGAGTGACCTGTTAATGCTTCCGACCTTACTCTAACTGAATAAGTTAGAGTACCAGAACCACTAACATCTAATGGTTTTATTTGAAAGAAAGGGTCTGGAATCAATGCTACTGTTATATAATCAATCGGGTCTGTGTCGTCACTGCTTGACTTATCAAATTGAACAGTATAATACATGACTCGTGGATCTGTTGCCATTGTCCAGCCAACATTTATTCCAAATAAATGATTCTGACCTTCGGTATATGTAAACTCAGTTAAATCTAAATTAGTTGGTGGAGATATAGTAAAATCTATACTGGGCGGTGTTTCTTCAACAAATTCAAGATCCGATTCGATTCTTGCATACTTTGTTGAGTCATACTCAACACCAGCAACTTCAAAGATATTCTTTTCTGATTCCTCTACTGCAACAATCTTAAATTCTCTGACATTGTCTTCAGAGTCATTAGCCTGTGATATTATGCCGGATTCATCAGCTACTGCATCTCGTGAAAAGGCTGAAGCAATAGTTAACTTGGTGTAGCTCGATTCCGTAACAGGCTTATAAGACACCTCATCTATATAAAAAGTATTTGCACCAAGACTGGCTATTAATACATATGCTTGGTTGCCAGTAGCAGTTTCAGTTCCTTCAATTTCGATTTTATTCCATGCGTTCAATGTTAAATTGGTGCATCCATTTATTGATAACCAGCCAGAATCATCACCTTTTGAAATATAAATGGATATACTCGGACTAGTTACAGGATATAAATAAGCAATCAGCCGATATGTCGTTCCAGAAACAGTCGAAAATAAATTAGTGCGAATCCCCTGATCTGCTCCATCAGCGACAATCTTCCATGCATAAGTTCCTACATAAACTTCTTCTGTTGTTCTTTCAGTGGTAACTGGAGGACCCCATGGATAATGAAATATTTCACTCGTAGTATCCATACTGCCATCAGTAACCAATTCAGAACCAAATTTACTACCCCATTCCTCAGCAGCAGTTATCTCTTTAGTTTCAACCACTGGATCGTCATTACTATCCCTTATGACTGCATGAAGATTATAAGTTTCACCAATTTCCTTTGTGAACTCAACTGCTCCTATAACATCAACCCCAGTATACAAAGTATTTGCAATTTTAAAACCAAACCGTTTGTCTCCATAGTATTGATCCGCTATCTTTGCAACTTCTCCTGGCATTAAGTCAACAGAATCAAAGCTTGCCCTGAATCTAACATTATCAGGTTTGAACACTTCAGAATCTAAGATCCACTTACCTATTCTATGAGCTTGACCCTTACTGTTACATCCAAGAGTGCTAATCCTTTTTTCTCTATAGCCATATCTTCTAATGCCATAATTATGAGCAACATATTCCGGTTCAGGTTTTCCAAGGTCATTTGGGTTATTCCAAACCACTACCGCAGCAGTATTAATATCTCTTAGAGCAACACCATCATAAAAGAACTCACCATCAATTACATTCGCATTTGTATATAGTCTTGTAGCACTAGTTGGCTTGTCTTGCGAAAGGGTAGCAATTGCCGTACCCCAATAAGGCATGGCATTGAACGAGGCAGCTAATACATTAAATAACTCTTGGGCATCATAAACACTTTCAATCTTCCCATTAAAAGAAAACCTTGGCTCTTTCTTGCCAAAACCATCCTCAACAAGAACGTCGCAATATCTTCCTATGTTATATAGAGTCCACTTATCAATATAGCCAACATTAATTCCTGCACATGCCCTTGGCTCACTCAAAATATCATAGTAAACCCATGCATTATTAGAAGACCATTTTTTAATAACCTGAAAAGTTCCATCCCAAGTACCTGTATAAATTCTTTCAGCAGAGACGAGATTACTCGTTATCACATCACTTCCTGATGTGACATTTACAGTTGTCCTATTATATAGAAAACTCCATGAAGAATTGAGCACCACACATTCTTTATATCCATCACTACCACAGTTACAGCTAAAAGTTGCTCCTGCTGTAAATACAGAGGTATAATTGGTAGTGCCAGTAATAGTAAAAGTATTTCCATCTCCATAAGTTGCTGCAATGTATGGAGTATAGTTAGTTGGAACTCTTATTTTTCTTCCTCTTAAGTGATACAGCCTTTCAGGGATCTTTCCTCCCATTGACTTGGCATCACATTCAATCCCAAAAACAACACAATAGGGATAAGTCAGCTTTACTCTTATTATTTCCGTATACCCCATTAGAAATGACTTATTCATTGTATTGTTTGGTTCTGCAACATCATCACTATCTGCACTAACACGATATACCCTTATATCATAAGATGTGACAGCAGTTCCAAATGACCTTAAATCTATTGTCGCTGATCTTTCATAATTTGACTTGCTTTTTCCACTAAAGTAAAAAGCACCATGTGATCCAATTGCTGACACATACCCACCACCATCAACTTGAACATCAACCCGAACCTCGCATTTAGCAGACTTTATGTCTCCATTATTTTTAATCATAAAAAGACTATCAAGACCAACTCTTATTCTCACAGCATCAACATTGGTGTCAGTTATTGTCTTCACTATATAACTTGGAGATGCTGGATAATTGGATATTAACTCAACCGGCATTCCAGCAGTTATAGGCGTTTCAACCTGATTAAAGTCTTTGATATATGTTTGGTCAGCAGTGCCATATCTTGTAGACAAAGTCACGTTCTCAAAGTTATAGGAGTCATCACTATTCTGTAAAACAACTCCATCAAGATAAACTGACTTTGAACCATTAACAAGTCCTTCTATCTCACCTTCGCATACAAGATCAAGACCCTTAAAAACAGCATTAGACTGCATCTTAGAAGGACTATTAGCCAAGATATTATTAATATCTCTACTATCCTTAGTGACAACTAAATCTTTTGTGTTATCATCCCAACCCATCAGTCTACCACCTCTTCAATCTTTATTCCTTGAGATATAACAATTGAACCAGTATAAACTTCACCATAAATAAGAGGGATGGGCGAACCCTGTGTATCAGTAGTTCTCAACCCTGAAAATTTATATCCAGCCTTGTCACTTTCAAAATTGTCTTCTGGCATTGGAGTCTGAGAAGTAAACACATACATAGCTCCAGCCAACACTATTGCCACCAAAAGATAAGCAGCAAAAGCTTGCCCTGACCCATGAACAGCAGGAACAATATGAAAATCTCCACTTTTATAATTAAAATTTATCAGTGACTTGTCTATTTTTTCGCCATACTCAAGTTCATCACCACGAACAACTTCAACAAGCATATCTCTAGCTGCAATACCAAACTTCCCATCTGTATTGACATTGATTGCATGGGCAGCTTCCGAGACTGACTCAACATCAAGATTCCAAACAGAGCCAAACTCTTCTCCTAACTTACCATGTAAATATATATTTCTTAACATCGCTCTTTCTTCCTCAAAACATATTTAGCTGATCTTCCCCAAACATTGACATCACATGAACCTGACAAACGCCCATTT